TTGAAAACAATTTGGGTGGTGTGAACAACTTCGCTCGCCATCATCATGAAGGCCCTGCGAAGCTCATATCGGGTAAAAGAAATGATAAAGGTGCCAAAGGAGACATCATATAGTTCGGAGGAGTTGTGGGAAATAGTCCAATCAGCAATCAGAGAGAAAGCATCAAAAATCAAATCCGGGTCCAGGGTGCCGTCGTATTGACCGTAGTCGCCGTCACCTCCGTGCGTTCCGACGGTTTGTAAACGCTGGTAGAGGGCTGTCCAGGTAGTGCTATCCGGATCTATTCCGACAGTAGAATAAAAACGAGCATGGTTTCGATAGAAGGCCGCAGAAAAATGCATTGTGAGAGCGCGGCAAGCCAGGGTGAAGTCGACAGGAGCCATAGTGAAGAGACGGGTTTTTACATCTCTAATCTTTTCGAGTTTTCGGCGTTCGTCTTTAAGTTGGTGGGACCACCATGATGGAGTGCGGTGGCCATTCTTCCAGTCTGTGAGTCGATTGAAGACGGCATTGCGTAAAGGTTGTTTCATAAACCATTCTTGCTGGCCGTCAACACATGTTTCAGTGAAGAGAAAAGATTTTCCAGTATCACCGGGCTTTCGAAGTTGTTTCCAGGGAAGTCCAGGGGATGAGTCCATTTCGAGTTTCTTGTAGTGGTCGTCAGCCACCACGCCATTTATGACGATTTGCATGTCAATGCCGGTGAAGAGGGAGAGAGTGGTAATGTGTTGGATATGTTTGGATCGGAGAGCACTGCAGATTTCTTTTCGTTCGGAGGAATTGAAAGGGAGGGTTCGTTTTGCGTATTTAGTGGCGCCATTGCGAAAGGGGCTAATGCGGTTGGTGTTACGAGGATCGCGCACGGATAGAACAGCTGGTTCCGTTACGTGTTGGCGAACCTTATCAAAAATCGGGGTGGGGATAATGTTTGTTCGGGTGGTTGCAAATTCTCCTAGATGATTAGGAACTGTACCGATGACTAAGTAACCTTCGTCAATGACAGAACCAAACTTTGCATCTTCATCGTCGGGGAGAACTGTTTGGGTAGCAAAGAGCCAATCGTCGTCATGGTAGGACATCAGACCTTCAGTTGGGTTTTCAGGGGAGGTCATTCCTGCGGCTGCTAAAAGCATCTCCTCTGTTACGAGGTCAGCAATTCCGCCGTTTGTTCTTTTGTAAAGTCCACTTACATGAATTCCAATGGCCTTGCGTTCAAATTTGTTTCCGGTTGCGAATAATATGGAGCCACAGTCGCCGAAAGTAGTTGGAGCCTCATGGACCCAACCACTACGAGTATAATAAGTGCGATTGGTGGTGGCATGAGCTTTAGTTTCGATGGTGGCCAGATTAATATCAGTGATAGGGGTCATAAGAAAATTGAAATTTGGGTTGGTGCGGTCCTTAATGAGAAGTAGTCCTTCGAATTTACGGTACTTTTCCATCTCACGCTCACGAATGAAATATTTCGAAAGATTGGGTCCAGGGGGGAGTCGAGCTATATTACGAATGACACTGACGTCGAGATCGCCAAGACGAACAGCATCAGCAGGGTTGAATGAGATAGTGATGGGTTTCATATCCTTAAATCCAGAGAGAGAGATATGGTCTCCTTCTTTAAGGTCAGCAATGAGATGATGATTGACAAGAAGATTGTGGCCATTGAAGGCAAGTCCAGATGTAGTCCACTTTGTAGTGCGGCAGGTATAAATATGTGGCATGAAACGATTGCGAATGAGTTCGTGGACGTTTTCGTCAGAAGCGGAGTGGGTGGGATTGGAGGGTTGGGGGATTGGTCGATGGGGAACGACATTGATCTTAGATTGGCGCATGGTCTTAGGGTCTCCTGAGGCGGCAGCTGCAGCCTCTGCGGCGAAACTGGGTTGTTCATAAAAGGGAGCCTGTGGTCCGACCTGTGACATGGGCACATTACAGTTAAATCCGGGGATGGTCATGGGATCAGTGCCTTGAATGTTTCGATAGAGCGCTATTATTCCGACTGCCGTGGCAGCCATAATGCCTACTCCAACAATGTGATCGCGAATCCACTTGATCTTTGGGTGTTCATAGAGAGCTTTTACTCGTTCCTTTACAGTAGTCCAGCGATTAGCGCAAG